TCACGCTGGCTGTTAATAGCATTGATTGTTGATACATTGGCATCCTCCAATTCTTTATTAAGCTTCAAGGCTTCTGTATGTGCCCTATCCGCTTCTTCAGTAAGAGTAGCTAGTTGTAATTCTGCTTCTCGGTTCATGTCAGCTATACTCTCTGACATTTCTCTAATTTCTGCTTGTGATACTTTATACGCAAACCCGTACCCAGAGGCAAAACTTGCAATAATAATCCCAACAAATATATAAGGCATCAGTCTTTTAGTATCACGCCAAGTCCACCAGCAACGCCACCAGCAAGTAGTAATAATTGGTCTACAGGCTTACCTAGGAAAACAAACACAGCTCCTACTACAGCAGTCACTACCCAGATAAGACCACGCTTAGTTGAGGCTTCTTGCCATTGTATATTCATACAACTCTAGCTTCTAGGGCTTCAATACGGGCGATAGCTTCTTGCAAAGCTGCTGTTAATAAAGGTACTATTTTAGCTTGGTCAATACCTTGGTATATAGGTATGCCTTCTTCATCAACTGCGTCTTTTTCCCCCGTAGTAGCGGAAGGGACTATTTCTGCCAATTCATGTGCTAAAAACCCGTCAACAGCAGATACTTCAGGGTGCTGCACCCAAGTAAAATTACAAGGTTTTAATTGTTTAACTCTATCTGCGGCGTTGGTAACAGAAATAACATTTTCTTTTAGCCTGTAATCTGATGATGTATTAAATGATGTTGTTGTAGCTGTAAGAGTTATACTACCTACAGCAGAGCCTAATGACGCTGCAGTGCCATAATAAAAAGCTGCTGCTCCACCAAGTGAGGAGGCTATAACTAAAGCGCCATTGGCGTTAGTGTTTTCTATAAATACAGCAGGGTTAGCCCCAAGTGCTTTAGCGTATATCCCCCACACTGTGGGGTTTGGGTTTGCTGCATTTACCCCAACTCCTAAAGGAAATTGGTTTGTTCCGGAAGTATGTGTATTATTAGCGTTAAGATATACACCATTAGTCACCGCCCCTGCTGTTAAACCCGAAGCCGTACCAGTACAGCTAGTTAAAACTCCCGATGATGGTGTGCCTAACGCCGGAGTAACTAAAGTAGGAGAAGTGGCCCTAACAGGGGCACCAGAACCTGTGGCTGTTGTCCAAACTGGGGCAACTCCTGTACCACCACCTACTAACATAGTGGTATTTGCCCCAGCCGCTACTTGCGTTGGAGCTGTTCCAGCCCCTCCTCCTATAACCAAAGCCCCAGCTGCTAAAGCTGCTGAAGTTGCCCAAGAGCTAGCGGTAGAGAAGTAAGGGATACCTCCAGAATTACCTGCTACAGTAAGTGCAGGTGTGGTTGTCGCTGTTGCTACAGATACTATACCCCCAGTAAATCCAACACTTGTTACGGTTCCACCACCAGTACCGTTTGATGCAGCAGTTATTCTACCTTTAGAGTCTACAGTAATACTAGATGCCGTATAAGACCCTGCAACAACAGCTGTATTTGCTAAAGTAGTTGCATTACCAACAGAAGTTACATCACCAGTAAGATTAGCATTAGTAGTTACAGTAGCCGCATTACCTCCAACACTTAAATTAGCAACAGCCGTAGTAGAAGCCACAATAAATGGCGCTGTGCCTGTAGTAACCGTAGACTGTACAGTAGTGAATCTGCCTGTAGTAGCTGTTGTAGCCCCTATAGTAGTTCCGTCAATAGTTCCGCTTGTAGTAGTTGTAGAGTTAATAGCATCATAGAAGTTAAACCCATCACAATAGATATACTTTTTAGCTCCAGCAACTAAAGTCACCCCAGAACCTGCTAAGGCTATAAAGTTAACCGAGGCATTGGAGTTGTTAATTACAACATATACTTTACCTACAGCAGGGGCTGTAACTGTACGAGTGGCCCCCGGAGTTCCTGTAATTTCAACGACCATCTGTCTAGCTTGGTCTGTAGCCCCGTTTAATGCAGTTAGAGTTACATCCCCTGCTGAGACACTAACCGCCACATAACCTGATATGGCTTGCTCAATAAGAGACCCTAAGTTTGTATTGGTAGTAGAGCCCCATGTATTAGATTGCTCACCAGTAGCAATAAGCTCTATACGTAAATTTGGTGAATATGTTGAAGCCATAGGTATATCCTTTATTGATTATCATTTACTGGAGTCCAGTTGGGGGTTTGAGCGTCATTTATTTTAATCCAGTTGGGGGTTTGAGCGTCATTTATTTTAATCCATCCACGTGGGAATTGAAAGTCTAATAGCACAAATGACTCATCTTGTGAAGCTAAATAGTTAGCTAGAACTGATTGGTCGTCAATTAAAGTAGCGATCTCATCTACAGACCCTGTAAAAATTAGACCTGCTCCTTGGGTATCAGTTAGAGTAGTGCTTTCAGAACAAGTGACAAGTAGTAAAACCCCCCCTATATTGCTGTCAGTTAAAGTAGTAGTTTCAGCTAGAGATACAGTTATGTTTTGGACTACAGTTTGTGCACTAGTTAAAGCAGTAGTTTCAGCTAAAGATGTTAAGAAAGAACTAACTACAGTTTGTGCGTCAGTTAAAGTAGTAGTTTCAGCTAGAGATACAGTTATGTTTTGGACTACAGTTTGTGCACTAGTTAAAGCAGTAGTTTCAGCTAAAGATGTTAAGAAAGAACTAACTACAGTTTGTGCACTAGTTAAAGTAGTAGTTTCAGCTACGGAATTGACAGGTGTGGTTACGGCAGGTATATCAGCAAATGGTACTTCAGCAAAAGATGAAAACCCAAACACGCTTTTATATCTCCGCTAATTCTGGCATAGGTAAATTAAAAAAAGCATAGGCTTCTTCCTCCGTATCAAACCAATACCACAAGCCATCTGTAGGGTATGTATAAGATTCCTTATCTGCTTTTTGTAGGGTATAGTCAGGCGCATATACAAAATTAGGGGCATACTCTAAGGCACTAGAATCGTTCGGGTTAAGTCTGTAAAATCCACTTGTGTCTATAGTCATCATCCTGTTACCACCCATCCTTTAGCTGTTGCGATTGCGGGATTATCTGTAGCTGTACCCCAGTTGCCTGTTACTGTTATGGTTTGTGCAGTTATAGTTGGTAAAGCCGTATAGATAGCATCTAACGCTGTGGCTGATAATCTGCAGTTACTGTAGTTTATAGAAACTTTTGAATTACTCATTGTGCCAGTTATAGCCGTAGCTGTTGCAATCACTGTCGCTTGAGTGGTGTTGTAAGTACCTGTACCACCAGTTCCAGTTCCAAAAGAGGTTATACTTGCCCCAGCCGTAACACCTGTACCCGTTAATTGCATAAAATTTACAATAGTGCCGCTTATCATTGCAGATACAGTCATTAATCCAGCAGCATCTATAGTCGCAGTAAACACGGCTGTTGATGTTGTCGTTAATATACCCTGTACTAATGATGAAGCACTGGCAGCAAAGTTCGAACCTCCTGATCCTGTTAAAGATACTAAATTGAATAGCGGTAAGGTCTGTAATGAGGCGCAACTATTGAACATACTAGTCATATTAGTAACTTTACTTGTGTTAAATAACGGGACTGTCTGTAATGAACTGCAACCATTAAACATGTTAGACATGCTAATAACTTTACTTGTATTAAATAAAGGTATTGTCTGTAATGAACCGCAAGCCATGACCATAGCGTTCATAGTAGTAACAAGAGCAGTATTGAATAGAGGTACTGACTGAAGTGAATAACAATTATCAAACATATTGTTCATATCAGTAACTTTACTTGTATTGAATAACGGCACAGACTGTAATGAAGTGCAACCAGAAAACATACTACTCATAGTATTAACAAGAAGAGTATTAAATAAAGGTACTGTCGGTAATGACACACAAGCTTGAAACATACTAATCATATTAGTTACAAGAGGAGTGTTAAATAAAGGCACTGTGTTTAATGAACCGCAACCATTGAACATGCCAGTCATATTTGCAACAATACTAGTGTTGAACAAAGGTGCTGTTATTAGTGAATAACAATTACTAAACATAGTACCCATATTAGTAACAAGACTAGTGTTGAATAAAGGTACTGTTATTAGTGAAAAACAATTACCAAACATACTGTTCATATTAAGTACAGAACTAGTATTAAACAGAGGCACTGTTTGAAGTGACCCGCAACTATTAAACATAGCACTCATATTAGTGACAATAGGAGTATTAAACAAAGGTACTGTTATTAGTGAAGAGCAACCATAAAGCATATTATTCATATCAGCAACTTTACTTGTATTGAACAGAGGTACTGTTATTAGTGAAGAGCAACTATTAAACATACTAACCATAGTAGTAACAAGACTAGTATTAAATAAAGGTACTGTCTGTAGTGACTTGCAACCATTGAACATGCTATTCATATTTGTAACACTACTTGTATTAAATAAAGGTACTGTTTGCAATGTGTTACAAGAAGAAAACATACTACTCATAGTTGTAACAAGACTTGTATTAAATAAAGGTACAGTCTGTAATGAATAACAATTATTAAACATAGTAACCATGCCAGTAACAAGACTTGTGTTAAATAGTGGAACTGTTTGTAATGAATAACAATTAGTAAACATACTACTCATATTAATAACAAGGCTAGTGTTGAACAGAGGTACTGATTGTAATGAATAACAATAACCAAACATGTTATTCGTAAGTGTTGCACTGTTATCTAAAGCAACGACACTTTTTAACTGACCACAACCATAGAACATATATCCAAAGGTTGTGATAACCGATCTTATTATATTAATTTGTGCCAATTCTCTGGCAATCACATTTTGAGTTACCGCCCCTAGAGTGAAAGTGGCTAACAATGATCCAGCAACCGCAATATCTACAAAGTTAAGTACAGTACCAACCAGAGTAACTGAGCTATGAGCAAGGTTTAAATTTATAGACGTTAAGTTTTGTCCAGCTTGAGGTGTTATAACAATAACAGCTTGTTTCCAACCACCTGTTGTAACGGCTCCTAAACTTACATTGGTGTAATCGTATTGATGCTGTGCTGTTACGCCTGTTGCGTAGTTGATAGTATTACCGTCACCCCAATCTACAGTGTATGCACCAGCCGCAGATAGCGCACAGAAACAACTATCTACCGGAACCATAAATAACCCAGCAAACTTCTGATCTGTTGAGATTATTGTTGGCAAAGCCACCCAATCGGCTGGGCGTACCCAAGGTGTTGTAGTATCTGTGATAGATACTCGCCTACTAAACGAATTAAGATGCTTAGTTGCAAGCCCTGCTGATTGAGTGGTTCGGATACTCATTAGGTAAGCTCCGAACCGAATAGGTTAAAGCTAACGCTGGTTGCTCCTGCATATACGGATACAACATCGGTTGTCGCTAGTGAAACGCCTAGTGTTAGAAACACTGAGTCATATTGACTAATAGTATTATCAACAATTAAATAATGTTTTGGTTCTAGTGCTGCTCCAGCAGGTCTAACGGCTACTCTAAAGACGGTTGAAGCACCTTGATTGCATATTACCAAAGTAGAACATACTGTTGATGTAAGCGCAGGTGTAGTATATAAAGTAACAATGGAGGCTTTAGTTGTTGTACCTAGTGTTGTGGTCAATGTTCCTGCTGTGACAACCTCTGTCACTACAAAAGTAAACGTAGTGCCTGTAGGTACACTAGCAATCGACCACACGCCATTTAACTTGACTTGCTGTGTTCCTGTTGCCCCTGATATTGTAAGAATATCACCTATCGCATAACCAGAAGTTGAGGCAACTGTGCCTGTTACTGTCGTTGTACCTGCGCCAATGTAATTTGTTATGGTGAGCGTAGATACAGCCCCCGACATTACTTGCCCTAATGTTTTGTAAGCCGCTGCCATGTTATGCTCCCATTAATAAGAATGGATTAAAAGTTTCACCAGCGCCACCGCCACCAGCAGGGGTTTGCCACGTACCATCACCACGCCAAAAAGTAGAAGATGATGCGGCTGTACCCGAATTAAGATTAGTGACAGGGATATTGCCCAAGCCTTGTGCATTACCAGCAGCATCTCGAATAACAGCTTTTTCCGCAGGGTAAGTACATATAACCGTAGCTCCTGCTGCCACTGTAATCTTGGTTGTGCCACCAGCCGTTGAGTAAAGGACAGTATCTCGGCTTAAAGTCGTACCAGTAGAGGTATAAGTACCTAGTCCTACTTCAGAGTCATTGCCGCTTTTGATCTTGTAGTATGTGGTGTTGGCATTACCAATAGCCGCAAAGGTTTGAAAGCCAGCAACAGGACCCGTACAGGTTAATGTACCCGTACCAGTTGTCGAAGTTGTTTCTTGAACTAAGTCAGCGAATACGAGTGCCATAGCTAGTTGGCGGTCGCGGTATATGATACAGTTAGTGTATCGCCTGAAGTTACAGTCTTAGATGATGCAAAATCACCAGCAGAGAATAAAGTACCTGTGGTGTTATCAATAACTGATGAGCCGCCAACATTAATAAAGCAACCTGCAACTGTACCGGAACCTGTCATTGCAAATACTTGCCCTGCTGTAGGTGAAATAGCACCAGCTGAAGCAGTGCCCCAAGTTGGTGTTTTACGAGGAGATGTATATGTAGGGGCATTAGTTGCGCCAACTTCTAACCAAGTATGTGAAGCTTGTGTATCACCAACAACTGCAGTACCTGTGCCTTTAAGCCCCATGTACGCTATACCCTGAGCCGCATTAGTTAATGCGCCTGTAATGGTTAGGTTCTTACCAACAGTAGTGACCACGTTATCAATAGTATCTTCCCATTTAAAAGCACCATCTGGACCATGGCAGACTACATGATAAAATCCATGCATTTCTACACCTTCAATATGCGATGCTCCACGGCCTACTGTTGCTGAACAAATGTCACCTATGTTTGATATTTCATTACTCATTTTACTACCTCTAAGAGATTATAATAACAGCAGTTGTTGCTGTAGCTGGGGGGAAAGTTACTGTAAAAGGAGTGCCATTAGAAGTAAACGGGCCCCCAAAATTTAAAACAGCTACTGCTTTATTAGCCTTTGTAGCATTGTATATTAAAGCTCCTGATGCCGTTAAAGTAGAGCTGTTCCATGCAATACTTGTAAAAGTCACAAAGGCATTTGTACCTGATAGTGTTATCGTCTGCCCCAATAGTACTTCCCCACCTGCGACATATCCTGACCCTACTACCTCTCCTACTGTGGTGTATATAAGAGTGCTTGAGTTTAACTCAGCTGTAGTTGCGTATAATGCGATCTTAAATGTGTCACCTGTACTAGGCGTAAAATTATGGACCGCTGCTAATAACTCTGTTTTAAATGAGGCACATAACGATTGGGTAATAGCCATATTAGTTTACCTTATCTCTAACTTGGATAACTCTGTACGAGTCTTGGCGGTTCTTACCATCACCCAACTGTTTAACTTCAGCCATAACTTGGTCAAATTTAGTCTGATAAACTTGAATTAACTCTTGCTCACCTTTCAAGAAGATGTACCCTTCAACTAAAGCGCCCCAAAGTAAGGCATTAGGGAACTCTGTACTTAACCACGTAGTGCCAGAAGGAGCATCTACAATAGACTGTGGGTAGGCGTAATAGTGCATTTCCACATTGTAGTAATCTACGGGTGTAGGGCCTACTATAAAAGTATCATTATCAAAAAGGCTGTAGTACTGGGGGGTACCTTGTGCTGAGGGGTAAGGAAACGCTTCTCTTATATAGTTAACATCCTTGTTCAATAGGTACTGATACGTAGGAGTAGGGACTAAATTAACTGTAGTTGAGGGTATAACGGCTAAAGAAAAGATAGATAAAAAATCTGTGGGTATGGATAAATAAGGGTTCCCAGCTGTTAAAGTCCCAGTTACGTTTACACGAAAAGCAGGTAGCTGTACTGAGTTATTAATAATAATCTCAGTGTTCTTAATAAAGTTGTCAATGTTTGCAACAAAAGTAGGCTCAGCGCCGTCACCGACATACTCTACCATAAGATATTGTTGTATAGCCGTTGTCAACTCAGTGTAAGTCATAGCTTAGCCCATTTTGCTTGTAGCCATAGTGCCTTTAATAGCCGCACCAGTGCCACGTACTTTAATAGTTTTCTTATTGTCTATCTTTACAGGGTAGCCGTTGCCTACAGGAGCAGGTACAGATTTAACACCCTTGTATTCAGCAGACCCTTCGATATGTTGCTTAGCCATTATCTACCTCTTCCAGTACTCTTTTGGTTAGACATACGGGCTAAGTTACGACCCATTTTTTTAGCGTCCATAGATGTAATACCACCTTTCTTAAGACCTTTCATAGATTTCTGTTTGTCATGCTTAGCGTCTTTTGGACTCTTTTCATACTCTGACATAGACATTTTGCTCTTTTTTGCTAATTTTTTGTCCTCTCTCATATCTTTAGGAGAACCTTCAAATTTGTTCATATTATACCTCAGTTAATCGTAATAAACACATCATTCAATGTGGTGGTAATAGTCTGTGTTGCCACAGGGTTAAAAGCAAATAGACCCCTAGAGGCATTTAAATTTGTATCTGGTCTTGGGTTGCGTAGAGCTTGTGGGTCATTTGCTACCTTTTGAGCCCCTATTATACCTACCCAGTTTTGTGGGTGGTCGCCACCAACTTTGTCCATACACTCTGGACACACCCGCATGTTTATGCGTTTACCTACAATAACATAAGTACGTAGCTTCTTTAAAGGGTATCTAAAACTGCACCTATCACAATACCCAAACGCCCGTTTCTCACCAGCAAAAGGAGTACCCACTTACCAGCCCCCGCCGCCTACGCTACCTATGTTAGGAACAAATCTAAAAGACACTCGTTGACGATCTTCATCAGCCGCCAGTTCAAAAGCCTCTTCATAAAGTTGTTTAAGCATAGGAATTTTACTTTCTGCTTCAGGAGTTTTAAGGGCTAGGTTATAAGCCAGCCCAGCAGTCATAGCTTCTAAGAATCTAAAAGGAATATCAAGCGTATTCACACCGCCTTGTCCTGCGTCTTGCATTCTACGTAAGCGCCAATAGACCAATGTGTACCCAGTCTGACTAGGTAGAGGCCATATCTTAGCTGTAGGTGTAGGAGACTGTCTATCAACAAAAATCTGTATAGGACGTCCTTGGACTAACTTGTTTGGTATTGTTGCGTAAGTAGAGACACTTATACG